ACTACCTAAAAAATTATGATTTTAGGAATAGTTCTCGGAATAATTTTACCCGTCAACTTGTGACGGTCCCCTATACCCTAACAGGTCATATTATTTATTTACAAGTCACCTTCCTCTTTTAAGATACGCCCATTTATATCCCTTGTCAACAGGCCTTTACATTGTTTAAAATTGAGTACGGAGGTGATTTGTATGGCAAAATGTATTAGATGTGGAAAATCCACTGTAATTCGCGGACACGTAAAACTCGAAGACGCTACGATCTGCACCCCTTGCTGGAAGTCGCTGGGCTTCAAGATCACCGAGACTGCAGGTGCAAGTGTTTACAGATATGACGATATCAAAGACGGGCGCGATATGCTTTCCAGGAATCTCGCCCGCAGGAGAAAACGACACGAGGAATGGATGGAAGAACATCCGGAGGTTGCTGAGTTCATGGCAGCCATCGATGAAGGGCACGAAGAAGAGTCCCCTATCGAAGCGGATCCTGATGAAGATGATCTTGAAAAAATCTAAACGGTGAAAACTCACCACGCAAAAAGACCCGAGGTTTTATCCCCGGGCCTTCTTGTATTGTAAGAGGAGGTGATCCTATGCAGACCGTCTCCGACCTGCCTATCCCGTTTAACTTTACTGACTTAAAGGTCTATTTACTGTGCAACAATCTTATATCTTGCTTCGGTTTTTACTACTTTGCCACTCGCCACCGAATAATCAGCAAGAGTGTTAGCAAAATAACACTTATTATAAACACCCCCACCGTTATCATTACACGTAAACGTAACTCCAGTTCCCATCCAAAAGTCGTGCTTCGGCACGCTAAACTGTGCCATGACTTTTCCACCGCTTTTATAAAGAGTCACGCTTTCTGTGTCTTTAAGGAAAACAGACCTACTTAATATTATAGGTGCGAAATCTTTATCGGATACAAGCACTTCTGAAACCGCTTTAGCGATTGGGAACATTGCCATATATGATGTGTTAATTACCTCAGAAAGCAAATATGTAACAGTTTGGTGGATAATTAAATCGCCATCATTGCTAAATGTATGCTCCGAGCCATGCGTGGCGAATACAGTTTCGCTATCGTTTGGGTCATATAAGTCGCTATCCTGAATTATGTTTAGATTCTCAAATTCTGTCATGGTAGTTAAAGTTGTTATGTCAACCAACTCACCATCAACGATAAAGACTATATTATTCATAACTTCATCGCCATGCATATAACCACCGCTAAAATCGCTTCGGTCTTTTATTTTAATAGCGCACTCCCATTCTCCTGCCGTTGTGATTGCATAGCCGTTTGAAAAAGTGTTATCAACATGAGTTGCATAACCAATTCTCCAAACATCTGCATTAATTCGGGAATCAACGCAATGTAAAAAATCATATCGAATATATCCGTCTGCTGTCGGAATATTTATTTCCACCTTTTCCGTTGATGAATCCACACCGCTACCATTTATATATTTTAGGTATTTTTTAGAAACTTGTGGTAATGCCCGTTCAACTTGTGCAATATGTTCAGGAGCCAATGGTAAATTTCCGTTGAGCGCAGGTGTATAGTCTGTGAGTACAAATGTAAAAGTACCCGTTTTATCTTCTGTAATAATAATGCACTGACCAGCAGTTAACGACAAAGGGTTTCCAACAGTAGGCAATGTCTGCTCAGCTCCACGATCTCTATATCTAACACCATTGTCATAAGATGAATTATCAAACACGCATACTGATAAATAATATTCAGAATTATTTGAAACATATAGTGTGCAAGGATGTTTAATAATCAATTCATAACTAATATAACCCTCGCCTGCCGTGTAGGGGTTTGTTCCGTCACTCGCCCAAGCGTAATAGCCATCATGTACGGAGTCATAGACGCTGTCAGCGGTAAGGTTTTCGTCCACATATGCAACAAACTCATTTTTCAGTTCATCATAAGAAGAATCAATATACTGTTTGATAAGAGATTCCTGATAAATCTTACAAGTAATATCGGAAACAACCAAATGCGCTACACCTGTTTTGTTTGCGTGAAGCGAAATATATGTATCTGCTGCGAAATCTAATTCCGTGTCTGCGGTATAAAAAGTTGAACTGACTTGTGTATATACACCACCGCTATAAGTGAAAATTCTGATTTGAACATTCATTCCGTTCGGTATAATTGTCAGCTTTTGCCCGCCCTTGATAATAAAAGGCGTATTTGTAGGTGCTACATTTGAATCATCGCTGATAAATGTGCCATCCCTTTCAATATATCCAAAGTACCAGCTGTTTATGTTCCCGTTTATGTACGTTTTGCCTTCATCAAGATGGGTTATGTCGCTCTTTAAGTCAGTAACAGCAGCGTCCAGCTGTGCCTTGGAGACATCGCCTGTGTCACCTTTGTCTCCCTTTTCACCTTTCGGTCCCTGCTCGCCCTGCGGTCCCTGCGGACCCGTCTCGCCCTGCGGACCTATAGGGCCACGCTCTCCCGTATCGCCCTTCTCGCCTTTTTCGCCTCGAATGGATGCGGTCGTGTAGCTCGTCCCGTCCGTAAATCTAAGCGTCAGAGTGTAATCCGAATTCAGTACCACCGATGCGATGCCGTTGCCCGTCTCGCCTTGTATGCCCTGCGGGATGCCGATATAAAGCTTTCCGTCCTCATATCGTGCGGTTGCAGGAGAACCTGCAGGAAGCGTCTCTGCGACTGCGGTCATACCCGTGACCTTTTCCACCTCGGCAATGACGGCAGCCACGAACTGCTCGAACTGTGACGGAGTGATTTCGGATGTCTCGTTGCCCGTCAGCTTTATCTTCTCATTGACCTGCACTGCTTCGGCTGAGTATGAGGTCAGCCTTGTAATCAGCTCATCGCCCTCAACGACAGACCCAACGAGGTTGACCCTTACGCACCCCTTACGTGCAAGGACTTCGTGCGGAACGATGCACTTGCCCTGAGAATCCAGTACAGTTGCTATCCTTGTAAAGTCGTTCCACCACACCGCTGAAACGGAGTCCATGTCCGTCCACTTCTCACCGAGGACGAATGTCGCTTCGATGTCTGCGTACGTATCGGATGCGTGCTTGGTGCCGATTGACTTTAATTGCTGATTGTTTGCTTCGAATGAAACCTTGAACTTTTCCATAATTTACCTCTCGAGATTCTTTATTCTTGCTTCGTGGTCGACGACCTGCTCTTTTATCTTGTCTATTTCCTTGCCGTGTTCTGTTATGCGCGAATCCAGTTTGTCCACCGAGGACTTGAAGGCATCAATGGACACCTTCAGTTCCGTGATATTCGTGTTGAGGTCGAGGAACGGCTTTAGGACTACCAAGAGCGCACCTATAAATCCGAGTAGTGCGAGTATCATCTTATCCGTCATTATTTCCACCTCCTCCGAATACCTTCGATTTTCAGATTTGAAAACGGCAGCTTACTTATGCACACTTTCTTTCCACCCGTAGCGTGACAAACTTTGTTGTTGCCGATGTAAATAGCGTGGTGCTGTAGCTTGCCGGTCCTTTTGTTGTTGAAGCTGATAATGTCGCCCGGCTTGGCTTTCTTTACGTCCGTCCCGATTGACTTGCCCCAGCTGGACAGATACGGGGATAGCTTTATCCCGTTGAGTCTGTAGATTTCTTGGACGAACCCCGTGCAGTCGACAGCCTTGTTGATGCTTGTCCCGCCTTTTTTATACGGAACTTTACCAACATACTTGACAGCAGTTTCTGCTATCTTCTCCCCTTTGTTTTTTACGCGTTGGGGATACACCTTATTGTTGATCCACTTCTGCAGGGCACGGACGCTATCAGGACCGAATAATCCATCGGCTTTGACTCCGATCATTTTCTGTACGGCCTTGGACGTGTTCTTGCCCCACAGACCATCAGCCTTTACTCCTGCTCTGCGCTGCAGCGCTTTGACGGTGCCCTGTCCGAGTATTCCATCGATTTCAACTCCGAGCGCTGCCTGAAGCATTGCAATGGAGTTGTAACCGAACAGACCGTCGACCTCGAGTTTGCCGATTTTATACGATGCCTTGAAGTGTGGTCTGAAGATGCCACAGACATACTTGGTGTTTCTGACCTTGTTCGCTACGATCCCGCCCGAAGTGTTGCCCTCGATGGTATAGATCGAGTCGCAATTTCTGCGCTCTCTGACGAACCCGATGTGATTCGGCACTCCGTTCGGCTCCCAGTCGAAGAAGATAATATCCGATGGTAAAGCGAGATACGGCGGAACTGATGCGAGATTCTTATAGCACCACTTTATAGTGGTCGGACAGTAAGTCTGCTTTTTCGAGTCACAAAAAAGCGGGCCGTTGCCCGCCTCGTGAAATATCGTAGTCACGAACGCATCGCACCACGCAGCGCCCGCAGGGAGTCCGCAGAACTTTCGGAACCTCGAACCACCTTTACCGAGATATTTCTTCGCGATATTCAGTTGTTCGGTGTTATTCTTCCCCATCGTCTACCTCCGAGTCTTCAGGCTCTTCTTTGCTCATATAGATGTGTTCGGCATAGTCCACTTCGGGGAGTCCCGTTGCTATCGAGGTCAGAAGCGAAAGTATCCCGCTCAGAAGTGAAGCGGACAGCACCATCTTCCAATCCACCGAGGAAAGAACAGTTGCCGACCCGATGCAAGCGACCGCCGTCTGACAAATCGTTCTCACGCATCTGATCAAACTCGCTTTTATAAATTCGTTGCTCATCATTCATCCTTTCCGCCGACCACACAAACGGTCAGCATCATACCAAGCCAAAGCCCTATTAAAAACCAGATCATAAACCCAACGCCTCCGCCAAAGTGGTCTGAAGCGTTCCGAGTTCCATGTCTGTATAACGTTCTTGCAGTACGTCATACGTGACTTTTACGATCTTGAAATATCCGTCCATGTTGTAGCGTGGGAACACGACCCTTATGGTGTCGCAAAGATTGCACTTTAATAGGTCTGCGTATTCCGCATACTCGGACGAGTCTGTCAGCTGTGCAAAGTCGATTTTGATGTTACGGACGGGCAGATATGGCTGCGTCTCGCTCATTATCTGCAGGCCCATAGCTTGAACTTCTTCCTTAGTCGGCTGTGTTTCAAACTTGTTCGTTACATCCAGCGGGATGCACTCGACACGCCCCGAGCTGATAGTCATACCGCTCCGTTGTATTGATCCGGCAATGACAATATCCTGTGATTGTGCATTTTGTCCTTTCCAATATGGAACGACTGCGTTGTATGTCTCTGACTCGTCGATTTCTTCCTCATAACTTACAAGATTGACCCCGTAGCGGATGGTATACGCCGTGCGGACTCCACGCTCGTTATGAAGAATGACCTTGAACTTTTTCCACTCATATTCCCCGTAGTAGGTATCAAGTATCGAGCCGTCAACTCCTCCGAGAAATTCCCGAACGGTCAGCGGTGTACCGTCAGCTGACGCAAGATAGCCGACACTGTTTTTGTCCGTTTCGTATTCGAACGGATTGGACGGCGTTGCTCTTTTCAGCATCGAGAAAGCGTCCGCAAGGCTCGTTATTGAAGTCCCCGAAGTTACCATTTTGCGTTGCCGATACGAAATGTGTACTGCGTGGAATGTCACCCGCCCGCTGATCGGCTTCGTGCAAGATACGATATCAAATGGCTGGATGTCTCCCGAGGTGTCGTGCTCTACGGCGATGATCCGACCGACTTCAATGTCTTCATAGTTCGTGCCGTTGACCGGATATTCAAAGTCGCATTCATACACGCCGTTGCGCTCCTCTGTGACTTCCACCTTGATAGCGTCCCTCAATCTGCCGAGACCGTTCGAAGTGAAGTCCGTTTCTGTCTTTTCGTAAAGTATCGGAATCATAATTTCCACCACCTCG